AACACGTTATAAAGCATACTGAAGCTAAAAGTTCTACTAAACAAAACACTAAAGTTAAAAATATAGACAGAAAAGAATCTATTTTAAACTATTGGTGGATTTTATTAATTATAATTTTAATCTATTCAGCTTACAAATGGCAAAGCAAACTTCGGTTATTGTAAAAATTGAACGTGATATTAACAGGCCTAACATTCACGCTAAATCTAAAACTTCACAATTAAAGACTTCTAAAAACTACAAAAAGAAGTATGCAGGACAAGGTAGATAAAAATACATTTTTTGCTTATATTATATAATTTATTATAATATTTTAGTATTGTAATAATAATATATTATAATTTTTTAGTGTTAAATTGAAAAAGTACTTTGCAAAGTTCGATGTTATTTTTTACAAAATTGCAATATTTAAAAATTAGTTTTTAACTTCATTGTTAATAATTGTATATTAGTTTTATAACAGTAGATATTATATTTGTAATGTTATGGCTAAAAAATTAAGTAGAAGCGCATTGGTTAAAAAGTTAGATACTGTCTTTAGTATTTACATTCGTAAAAAAGATGCAATAGATGATATTGCGATATGCGTTACCTGTGGTAAAAAAGACCATTGGTCTAAACTTCAAAATGGACATTGGGCAAGTAGAAGACATTATAGCACACGTTGGGATGAGCGTAATTGTAATGTTCAATGTTCAGGGTGTAATGTATTTCGTGCAGGTGAAATTTACTTATACACTAAATATCTTTGTTCAAAATATGGTAATAACTTTCCTGAAGAACTATATTCACTATCGCAAAAAACTGTTAAATTTGCTGATGTAGATTTACTCGAAAAAATAGAATACTATAAAAGTAAAATATAATCTCTCTGTTCTTTGTTATTGTCTGAAAATTGGGTAGTTTAATAGCTACCCTTTTTTTATGAACTGTGTTAAAGTTATGTTAAAAAAAATTTGTGTATACTTTTTTGATATACATTTGCTTCATCAAACAATAACAAATATTAACATTTAACACAGACAATTATGAAATTACAAAGAGAAAAAGTTGCAATGGTAAGAAACATTATTAACCAACTACCTAAAGATGAATCTGCTTGGATAGATTTAATGTCAAGACCTTATGAATTGTTTATCTACACTAAAACAGGTGATGGCGATTATGATTTAAAAGATTTTGATGTATTTGATGGTATTGGTCAATTACAAAAAGTATGTAACAAAATAGTAAATACATACGGTAAGGAATTACATTGTATAGATTTTAAATACTTTCATCCTACTTATGATTTTGACCAAGTAACGATTTACCAAAACTAAAACAAATGGGGTGCAGCATCCTACACTGCAATTTTTAATAACAATAAAACAAAGACAATGAAACAATTTATTAAGGATTTTTTCCAAAAACGTGAGTACCAATACACATTCTGCTTTGTATGCGCAATGTATTTTATTTTACAATTAATTTTTAGAAGCTAATGAAAGATTTAATTGACTATCAAAGATTTCAAATTGAAGCTTTACAGAAAACAGTTTGCAAAATGAATACAATGCTATCACAATTAGAAACGTATTGCTTCGAGTTAGCAGATTCAGATTGTCCTGCTGATTACAAAACAATTATTAAACAACAGATTTACCAATTAAAACAAGAAAACAATGCCTAAGACAGAACTAACATTAGCAGAAAAACTATCAAAAATTCAAGTAGAGTTTAAATCGAATAAAAGTAGATTTAATTCATTTGGTAAATATAACTTTAGAAGTGCTGAAGATATATTAGAAGGATTAAAACCATTTAATGAAAAGTACGGTGTTTACTTTACTATTCGTGAAGAAGTAAGTGTAATATTTGAAACTACACCAATACTAATTTCAACTGCTACAATTCACGATAACAACGAAATTAACGAAATAGAAGCTACTGCAATTGTAGGTGTAGATTTACAACAAAAAGGAATGCAAGTTCCACAGCAATTTGGTTCTGCTTCAAGTTATGGTAAAAAGTATGCATTAGGTAATTTATTACTAATTGATGATACACAAGATGCTGATGCAACTAATTCACACGGAAAAGAAAGTAAACCTGTATCAGAAGAAAAATGGTTAAATAAAAATACACCTGAATTTAATCAAGCAATTGAATATTTAAAAAAAGGTGGTAATATTGCAACCATAGAAGCAAAATATAAATTAGCAAAAGCAGTTAAAGAAGAACTTTTAAAAATCAAATAAATAAATAAATATGAGTACATTAATTAATTTTAGTTTAAGGGTAGATAAACTACCGAAAGAAAAATTTGTAATTGGTAAAGATGGTGCTGTATACTACAATGGCACAATATCAATTAGTGATGAAACAAACCAATGGGGACAAAATGTTTCTATTACTGATTCACAAACGCAAGAAGAACGTGAAGCTAAAAAAGCAAAGAACTATCTTGGAAATGGAAAAGTAGTTTGGACAGATGGCAAAGTAACAACTGCTACAAAGCAAGAAGCTAAACCTGCGGGAAAATTAAACGGTGATATGGCTGAACAATTTAATGCAAGCCAAAGTAATGATGATTTACCATTTTAATTTAAAATAGAGTAAGTTAGTTGGGCATAAATAAACCTGTGTAGCAGTTCCGGACTGCATTGCCCGACGGCTTACAACCTTACACAATGACACAAGACAAAGACGCACAAAGATTAATAATGCAATTGTATGAAGAAGAATGCTACATAAACCCATTAGAAAAAGTAGAATATCCTTTACCTGCAATTTCATTTGGAACTAAAGCATTTGAAACAAAAGATGGTTTAATTGAATATCCTATACCGGTAGGAACTTATGGAAACTTTAGCTTTGTACAAGCACCACCTAAGAGTAAAAAAACATTCTTTATTAGTTTGTTATCAGCAGTATATTTAAACGATGAAATAAATGGTATTTCAGGTGATTTAAAAGGTAATAGACAAGGCAAACATTTAATTCATTTTGATACCGAGCAAGGGAATTTTCACGCTTCATTAGTGTTTAAAAGACCAATGGAAATGAGTGGTAATAAAATAGAAAACTATCACACCTATGCATTAAGGCAACTAAGCGCACAAGATAGAATAGATTTTATAGAATACTGCCTTTACGACAAATTAGAAGGTAAAGATGTAGGAGTAGTTATAATAGATGGTATAGCTGATTTGTGTAGTGATGTAAATAATATAGAAGAATCTAATTTAGTAGTTCAGAAGTTGATGAAATGGACAAAGGAACTGCATTGCCACATTATAACAGTTATACATTCTAATTTTGGAACTGATAAACCTACAGGGCATTTAGGTTCAGCATTAGAAAAAAAAGCAGAAACACAGATTCAATTAGAATTAAACACAATAAACAAAGAATTAGTAACAGTATCGTGTAAAAGAAGTAGAAATTCACCATTTGAAACTTTTAGTTTTAAAGTAAACAAAGCAGGTTTACCACAGGTAGAAGGCAATTTATACGATGTATTAAAAGGAGTATTTTAAGATGTCTATTAAAGAAAAATATATTGTTAAGAGTATTGATACATATCTTTGTAAGGAATGGTTAATTAATAAACACTATGCTAAAAGAGTTCCAATGATAGAGTTTTCTTTTGGATTATATGAAAATAATATTTTATTGGGAATTTGTACTTATGGAACTACATTAGCTATTGGAATTAGAAAAATATTTACAAATAATGTTTACGAATTAAATAGATTAGTTGTTAATGAAGGACTTGAAAAAAATGTTTTAAGTTTTTTTGTTTCTCAAACAATAAATTTAATGCCAAAAACTTGTGTTTTGTTATCTTATGCGGATATTAATCAAGGTCATAATGGATATATTTATCAAGCTACAAATTGGATTTATACAGGCTTATCAGCAATTGTTAAGGAATACAAAGTTAAAGGTGAAGAAAATATGCATTCACAAACTTTATTTGATAAATCTAAAGGAAAATCGGATAGAGTAGCATATTTACGAAGTTTGTATGGTGATAAATTATATATGGATTATAGACCAAGAAAGCATAGATATTTTTATTTTAAAGGAAATAAAAAAGAAAAAAAAATAATGTATAATGAATTAAAATTTAAAATAGAAAATTATCCAAAGGGTGATAACATAAGATATGATGCAAGTTATATTACTACAATACAAACAGAATTATTTTAAGATGCAATTACAAAACAAAATTCAGGAATTAAAAAACGAAGCAGCACGTATGGAATTACATTGGTGTGATAATAGAGAAATGCTGCATTATTTTAGAACATTACAAGCTGATTTACATTTAATTGAACGTTTGTGTAATAACGAATCTAAATTTAATTACCTTGCGCTCGAAGAATTAATGAACGGATTACAAGACAAAGACAAAACACTAACAGATATTACAGTTAATTTTAAGATTAAACCAATAGAACGTGAACGAAAAGAAGCACGTATAACCGCTAAAATGTTTTAGGTTTACTTTGATACAAAAAATATGCAATTTTGCATTTACTTTAAAACAATAAACTATGATTTTATTTCTTGTTTGCTTTTGTGTAATTTGTTTATTAGTATTTCAGTTTATAGACTGTGATATTATTATAACACCGATTAAAGGTGTAATGCTTGGTGCATTATACAATGATGATGATTTTGAAGATGAAGTAGAACATACTATACAAGTGCTCTTATTTGTAATTTCATTTTCTTTCGTATGGATAACAAGTGGCTCGAAAAAGTAGCACAACATCATAACGAATGGATTAAGATAATTAATACATTTGGTGAATATGATTTGGCTGAAGATATAGTTCAGGAAACGTACATAGCTTTGTATAAATATGCTGATGCTGATAAACTATTAGATGCTTCCGGTAATGTTAGGAAAGGATATGTATTCTTTACTTTAAAGAGTTTATTTTTTCAGTTCTATAACAAGAAAATGAAGGTAAACAAAGTTTCAATAGATGAACAGTTTACATTATTTGACAATTCTAATTTAGAAGAACAGGAAGCTTATAATAACATTTGTATGCTAATTGATGCAGAAATAAAGCAATGGCATTGGTACGATGAAAAGCTATTTAAACTTTATCGGGATACTGATATGTCAATGCGTGATATAGCTAAAGAAACAAACATTAGTTTAATATCAATTTTCAATTCAATTAAAAACTACAAAGAAATTTTAAATACTAAATTTCAGCAAGATTACCAAGATTACATTAACAACGATTATAACGGAATTTATTAAAATTAAAAACTATGGCACGAGGTAGAAAAAAATCAACAGGATTAGGTGATACTATTGAACAAATCACTGAAGTAACAGGTATTAAATCTGTAGTAGAAAAGTTTAGCAAAGCAACCGGTGTAGATTGTGGCTGCGACAAACGAAAAGAAACTTTAAACAAATTGTTTCCGTATCACAAACCTAATTGTTTAATAGAAGAAGATTACAACTATTTAACTGATTTCTTTGGCAGGTTAAAAGACCAAGTTTCAGTAATTGACCAATACAAGTTAATCGATATTTATTTACGTGTGTTCAATAAAAAAGTAGAACATTCAAATTGTGGTTCGTGTTGGAGGGATAGAATTTCTGAACTAAGAAAAGTTTACAACGAATACACATTAGATGCTTAATTGGAACGAAGCAGATTTATTTAATTGGTTAAAGGAAAATATATTTCCTGATTTAGTTAAATCTAAAAATCAAATGTCAAGATGGGATTGTTATTCACCTGAAACAAGATATAGATTAGAACTAAAATGCAGAAAAGCACACTACGATACTTTACTACTCGAAAAGAAAAAGTACGATGCAATGATACAAGAATGTGAAAAGCATTTAGATATTCCTTTGTATATTAATTCAACACCACAGGGCATATTTTCCTTTAATCTTTTAAAAATATTCCCAATATGGGAAATTAATTATCTGAATCCTGCAACTACACAATTTACAAACACAAACAGAATAGCAAAAGAAGTTACATATTTACAAATTAATTTAGCAGACAAATTATGAAAGAAAACCCAATACAATTAGAGTATTTAAAATCAGTATTACTATCGCAGTTATTACTTGAATCTAACGAAAACTTGTTTTTTACAAAGCAATACAAACAGCAAATTAAACACAAAATTAATTCTTTAAATAAAGATTTAGAAGAAGTAGTACGTACTGAGTACGCAACGATTTATAAAACTGATGCAGAAATGACTACAAACATTTTAAACGCAATAGAAGATGTAATTACAAAGCTACAAACTTCTACTATAGATGAAATTGTAATGATTAATGCAGTAATTGATAAATACAAAGAAAACAAAGAATGGTTTGCTGAATATGCACAGGCTGAATTTTTACGTATAAATGGCTAAAAAGCAAGAAACAAGATATTACCCTGCATACAAAGAACTAAATGATATGCGCATTTGCCACCAAAATAGTTTAGCTTATGTAATAGTTCCTGCCGGTAGTAATAAGTATTGGATTAGTAAGTACAGTTTAAACGATTTACACAATCAAATTTATTTAACTGAAAATAATGTTAGAACTGAATTTTCACAATACGAAGCAGACAAAAAAATAATGGAATTATATTCCTTTCACTCAAAAAGATTTAAGAAATGACACCAAACCACTACGACAATAATAAAAGCTACGATGTAATAGATTTTATTAAAGATTACGATTTGAATTTTAACGAAGGCAACGTGATTAAATATGTAGCACGCGCAAGAAAGAAAGAAAATCAAATTAAAGATTTAGAAAAGGCAATAGATTATTTAGAACGAGAATTAACACACGTAAGAAAAGAACAAGCAAAATGGATAGAACTGAACAAATAGTATTTGAAACACTTGAATTAGAATTTAGATTAACTCAACTACTAAAGAAACGTGAACAACTGTATTTAAAAGGCGGTAATGATGAAAAGCTAAATGATAAGATTAGAGCAGTACAACACGAATTAAGAATTAAGGGTAGCAATTAGCTACCTTTTTTCATTATGTTTGTTATTTAAAACATAAATAGTGATATTGTACATAATAACGTACAACATTTAAAATGTTAAAGTTTTGTTAAAATTTTAATAACTTGTTTATAATTGAAATATTTGTGTATATTTGTACTCAGATAACAATAACAATTAAAACAAAAACGCTATGAAAAATTTAAACACAAACGAAAAATTAGTTTTACAAATGGTTTCTTTAAGTTCAGAACAAAATGGTGGAGATTTTACCTATTTTGATTATGTTTTAAATAAAATGGGTGCTTTATTGTCTAAAAACCAAGTAAAAGGGTATTTATCTCAACTTGAGCAAAAAAATTATATATCAATTTTTGAAGGACAAATTTTTCCTGCAGGTGATATAGATTTTTTAACAGATTATAAATTCTAATATAGATATATAGGGCGCAGCATCTTACACTGCTTAATTTAAAACTAAATAACAATGACAAAAACAGAAATTTTAACAGACCTTGAATTATCTTTAAACGTTGCTAATTCTATTGACAATGTTTATTTAAGAAACAAACTAATGAAAGTAAAAGAATCATTAGTATCTTTATGGAATAAAGAAGATATGTACTACGAAGAAATTAGAAACGCTTTGCAAATGGATGAAACATTTGAAAATTTAAACCAATTAAAAATAAGATAATGATTACAACTTTAGACAACAAGATTTGGGATAAACAAGAAATCTTGGACAATATGTACAGCGATGAGTTTTACTACGGTTATTTAGGAAAACAGGCATTATCTTCATCTTCTTTAAAAATGGTGCTTAAATCGCCTAAAACGTATAAATACGTTACAAAGTATGGCCAAGCAGAAACGCAGCCTTTACGTGATGGTAAATTATTTCACACAATGATTTTAGAGCCGCACAAAATAGATGAACTTGTAATAGTAGATGTAGCTACAAAAGCAGCAAAAGCATACAAAGAAGCAAAGGCAGAAGGTAAAGAAGTATATACATCTTCTGAAATAAAAGATGCTGAACGTTTAGCTGATGCAATTTTAAAGAATGATGAAGCAGTACACTATATGAGTAAAGCACAATTTGAAATACCTGAAATAGCAATGATAGATGGAATACCATTTAGAGCAAAAGCAGATATACTACGTGAGAATATGATTGTAGATTTAAAAACTACTACGGGTTTAAATGAATTTAGATACTCGGCAGATAAATACAGCTACGATTTACAGGCTTACTTATACCGTGAAATGTTTGGTGTAGATGAATTTGTTTTTGTGTGTATTGACAAAGGTAGTTTAGATATTGGTATCTTTGAATGTTCAGATGAATTTTACCAAAGAGGCAAAGAAAAGTTAGAGCAGGGAATTAGTAACTATAAATACTTCTTTGGGCAGGATAGCGATGTAGATTTGAATCAGTATGTATTACGTGGGATATTATAATGAAAGAAATAACTGCTGAACACTATAATTTAGCTTTGTTTGAATACGAACAGGGAATGGCATTAGAAGAACTACGTGAGGTTATAAAACACTACGAAGATTTGGAACAATTTGAAATATGTCAGGGTGTGCATTTAGCAGTAGAAGTTATAAGGTTTCATATATTATTTGATGAAGCAAAAAAGCAAGATATAAAAACAAAGAAATTAAAATGGAAATCAACGAAAAAATTAAAGAATTAGTATTACAACAAACAAGCATTAACGTAGATGATACTACACGTACACGTGAGCAAGTAGAAGCACGTAGTTTATACTACACACTAATAAAAGAAATAACACCTAAAGCTACATTAAAGCAAATAGGCAGTTCAGTAAATAAGAATCACGCTACAGTTATTCACGGATTGAATCAATGGGATATGCTTGTAAAGTACAACCCAACGTTAAACAAGTACAAGGAACGCATTTTAAAGATGTTTGATAAAGAAATAGATTCAACTGATATAGATTTACTTCGCAAACAAGTTAATCGCTTACAGGGCGAATTAATCGATTTACAAATAGAGAATGAAAGATTAAGAAAAGAACTACTAAACGATGCTGAACCAACAATAAAAGCAGCAAAAGAATTATTACATAAATTTGCAGGAACAGAACAACACGAATTGTTTTTGTTTAGATTAAATCAATTAGTAGAAATCAATAGCAAAAGAAAAATATGAAAGAAATAGAATTAGAAGATGTATTTAATCAGCAAAATAAAGAAGATATTAAAAAAATGATTGATGAATCTAAAGAACGTGCGCAAATATTAATGCGATTAAAAGCAGGATACAAACCAATACATAAATTCAACAATGGTAATTACGCTACACTATGTAATAAATGCAATGTAATAATTTCAACAGGTATAAACAAAGATGAAATAATGTGTGAAAGTTGTATAAAAGAAATAGAAGTTAAACTAATAGATGAAGATAAAGAATGAAACCAAAAGAAAGAGCAGAACTACTACATAAGAAATACACTAAAGAATATAATAGATTTGTAGTAAGTGGATACATTAAACAAGGTTACCCTGAATGGATAGAAATAGGAAAAGAATTAAAACAACTTTACAAATGAAATACATATTTATATTTTTAATGTACGAAATGATTAGACCAAAAGCAATTTGGTTATTCCATTATTTAATTAGCAAGAAATGAAACTAACAGAACAAGACAGAAAAGAAATTAGATTTTTAGCAGCTACTGCTTTTAAAGTTTACACACTATTTTTACTAACTTTAACAATAATGTACATATGCCTGATATAACTAAATGCGAAGGTAGACAATGCGAATTAAAAGATACCTGCTACCGGTATACATCAGA